CTTTCCTCCTCAGCGTAACTGGTGCAGGCTAGACCCCGGCCAAGACATCCCTGAAGATCGACGCATTGAAGCGCAAGCAGTGTTGGATGTTTACAACGAAAAGATGTTTGCTCTGATCAAGCAGTCAAATTTTGATATCGCCATTGGCGAGTTCTTGCTTGACCTGTGTGTTGGTACCGCTGCCATGCTGGTGTTGCCTGGCGATGATGTAAAGCCGATTAACTTCATCCCAGTGCCGATGTTTTTGGTTGCCTACGAAGAAGGCGCAAACGGCAAAGTGGATAAGATATATCGCAAAATCCGTATGAAAGCAGAAGCTGTCACCCAGCAATGGCGTGATGCCGAGCTGCCAGAGATGGTCAAGCAGCGTTATGAAGACAAGCCAACAGATGATGTCGAGTTGCTAGAGGCGACTATTTATGACGCAGAGCGTGGCGACTGGTGCTACCACGTCTTAGATCAAGCTGGTAAAGAGGAGATCGTCTACCGCCGCATGGACTCCTCGCCTTGGGTGGTAAGCAGGTACATGAAGGTGGCCGGTGAAATTTACGGCCGTGGTCCGTTGGTTACTGCCTTGCCTGACATCAAGACCCTAAATAAAACGCTTGAGCTGGTGCTAAAGAACGCTTCATTGGCTGTGTCTGGTGCGTATACGGCAGCTGATGACGGGGTACTGAATCCGCAGACGGTCAAGATTGTGCCAGGCGCTATTATCCCTGTGGCCAGAAACGGTGGCCCGCAAGGCGAATCCCTACGTGCATTGCCAAGGGCTGGTGATTTTAATGTGTCCCAGATCGTGGTTAATGATTTACGCATGAACATTAAGCGCGTGTTGCTAGATGAGTCACTACCGCCAGACAACATGTCTGCACGTTCTGCCACTGAGGTTGTCGAGCGTATGCGTGAGCTAGCGCAAAACTTAGGCTCTGCTTTTGGCCGGTTGATTGACGAGACAATGATCCCGTTGGTCACACGCATTTTGTCCGTGATGGACGAGCGCGGCTTGATCGATTTACCCTTGAGGGTTAACGGCCTTGAGGTCAAGGTGTCTCCTGTGTCTCCGCTGGCAATGGCTCAGAACATGGAGGAGATCAACAGCATTGTGCAGTTTATGCAGCTGACTTCTGCCATGGGTAATGAGGGTGCATTGGCAGTTAAGACGGGAGATTTGATTGATTACCTTGGCGAAAAACTAGGTGTGCCAGCCAAGCTGAGAACGTCTGCCACTGAGCGGGCATACCTAATTGAAGAGCAGCGCAAGCTAGCGCAGCAAGATCAGGCAATGATGGCGATGGCAGGCCAACAAGAAGCTGTTGCCCAGAACCAAATGGATGCTACGGCGCCCCCACCTATGGAGTAACCCAGCATGGAACCTGATATCACGCACTTTTTTGGAGACGGTTTGTATGCAAAAGAAGCTAGAGTTCCTTCTGGCATGTGGCTACAAAAGCACCAGCACAACTTTACGCACTTCTCTATCCTCGCCAAAGGCAAGGTTAGCGTTACCACCGACGGATCAAACACAAAAATTTATGAGGCGCCGGCTTGTATCACAATCAAAGCCAATGTGTTTCACGAGATTTTTGCACTAGAGGACAGTGCTTGGTATTGCATACACGCCACAGACGAAAAAGATGAAGACAAGATCGACGAGGTATTGATCTTAAAGGAGGCCTAGATGGGTTGGGAAGACTTAGAAGCGGTTCAGCAGTCGCTGACACCGGCACCTGCTAACGATATGGATTTGTTGTGCCTAAGAGTGTTTGGCACAGAGGAAGGGCAGAAGTTGTTTAAGTGGTTGCGAGAGCAAACAGTTGAGCAAGCTGCATGGACGCCGGGGACAGACCCGTCCTATGGCTATTTTTTGGAGGGACGATGCGCCTTGGTAAAGGAGCTAGAGTCCCGTATCAACCGAGCAAGGAACCTTAAATGAGCGAAGATACAGCAGTTCAGCCCGAAGAAGGACAAGAAGCACCTGTTCAAGAAAACGGCCTACTGGACTCAGTTGAAGCAAATGATGAGACCCAGCAGGAAAGCAAACCCGAAGATACAGCAGTAGAACACCGTGCTGATGACTCTATTCCAGAGGACGAGTCAGTAGACAGACCGGAGTGGTGGCCGGAGAACTTTTGGAAGAAAGATAGTTCCGAGCCTGACTTAGAAGGTATTGCCAAGTCATGGATGGATTTGCGCAAACAGATCAGCCAAGGCAAACACAAAGCGCCACCGGACGGAAAATATGACCTGTCTGCCTTTGGTGAGGACGCAGAGAACAAGCCAATGGTGCCCGTGTTCAAGAAATGGGCTGCTGACAACGGAATATCCCAAACAGCATTTGACTCGCTAGCAAGCGAATTAACGACCATGGCAGAAGAGGCTGTTGCGTCACAACAACAGTTTGACCCAGCGGCAGAAAAGAAAGCGCTTGGTCCTAATGCTGACGCGGTAATTAACGGCATGGTCGGTTGGGCGCGAGGCCTAGTTAATAAAGGCATTTGGTCGGCAGAAGACTTTGACGAGTTCAAAGTGATGGGCGGCACGGCTAAAGGCATAAAGGCTTTAATGAAGCTGCGTGAAACCTACGAGGGCAACTCAATTCCTACAGAGTCCATGCCTATTGAGGGTATGCCGACTGACTTAGAGCTTCAGCAAATGGTTGGTGACCCGAAATACAAGACTGATGCGGCATATCGACAAAAGGTTGAGAAGCTGTTTAACGCGAGGTATAATTAATTCGTCTCCTTCCTGCCCAAAACAGGACTTACCCCCAGCCTTAGTGTTGGGGGTTTTTTTATAGTTATCCACAATTCGCTTGCAAGTTATCCACAAGCGGTATATTATTTGCGCAAAGGCCAATCATATTTATATGACCCTTGGGATTGCGGTAGTCCGCAGGCTGGCATCCTAATGCAAGCGTAGGCCCATCACAAGATGGCACACCGACAGCGATGAATCTTAACTTTTCAAAGGAAATGACATGGCTATTAATTTATCTACTGCCTTCGTCACCCTGTTTGATGCAGAAGTTAAGCAAGCGTATCAAGCTCAGGCTGTGTTGCGCGGTGCTGTCCGTCTGCGTTCAGGTGTTGAAGGTGCTACCTATAAGTTCCCCAAGATTGGTCGCGGTGTTGCGCAGGTTCGCGTACCCCAGACTGATGTCTCCCCACTCAATGTCGAGTATGGTCAGGTTACTGTCACGCTAGAGGACTACATTGCTGCCGAGTACAGCGATATCTTCATGCAGCAGAAAGTCAATTTTGACGAGCGTGCCGAGTTGGTGCAGGTTGTTTCTAACGCCATTGGCCGCCGTCAAGACCAGTTGATCTTGGACGCATTGAGCGCTTCAAGCACGTCACTGACTGTTGGCAACGACATCGGTGGTACAGACACCAACCTTAACGTGGCTAAGTTGCGTGAGGCTAAGCGTTTGATGGACGCCAAAAACGTCCCGATGCGTGATCGCCACATCATCATCCACGCTGACTCGTTGGCTTCGCTCTTAGGCGAGACGTCTGTGACTAGCTCGGATTTCAACACCGTCAAGGCGTTGGTTCAGGGTGACATCAACACGTTCTTGGGCTTTACGTTCCACACGCTTGGTGATCGTGATGAGGGTGGCTTGCCTATTGATGGCTCAAGCGACCGCACCATCTACGCTTTCCATCGTGAGTCGCTCGGTATGGCTGAGGGTATTGCACCTAAAACCGAGATCAACTATGTTCCTGAGAAGACGTCTTTCTTGGTCGCATCCATGTTTTCGGCTGGCTCAGTTGCGATTGACGATGAAGGTATCGTCAAGATCACCTGCCGTGAAGCGTAACTAGGAGGAATGAGAAATGGCTTTTTCAACCACAGGCTGGACAGTAGTAACTGCTGCTAAGCGCGGCAATGCTCCTTCTGTTTACGCCTATAAAACCACGGACGCCATTGCTGCCGTCAATACGGAAGGTTACTTTAATGATCTTTCTGATACGTTGGCTGTTGGTGACTTGATCTACTGCGTAACCAGCACCGGCACAACCGCTGTTGCTACGCTGGTGTATGTGTTGTCTAATGCATCGGGAGTAGTTGATGTGAACGACGGCACAACGCTTGCAAATACCGATACTGACTAACGGTAGGCGCTAGCAAACCGAGGCCAGCTACTTATCCCAGGTGGCTGGCCTTTTTATATTGAGAGGTTGCTATGGCAGCAGGTGATTCCGCAGTATCCATTTGTTCAGACGCCTTGCTTCTGTTGGGCGCAAAGCCTATCTCATCGTTTACTGACGGCACGGACGAGTCCAACACGGCTGATCGGCTTTACCCAAACGTGCGGGACATGACGCTTTCTATGTACCCGTGGTCGTTTTCGTACAAGAAACTGAAGCTGTCTCGGCTGATTACCACGCCTACAAATGAGTGGGACTACGAATACCAAATGCCCGGCGACAGGCTAGCAGGGCCACGCGCCGTGTTCTCAAGCGAGAACGTAAACGCCAGACCGTTCCAAGAGTGGGAGATTTTAGGCGACAAGCTGTTGACCAATGAGAAGACAATAGTCATTGATTACCCGTTTAGCACGCCTGAGTTTGCCATGCCGCAATATTTTGTGCAATTGCTTAAATACATGATGGCTTGGCATTTGGCTTACCCAATTACTGAGCAGGAAGCAAAGACGACTTACTGGCAAGCTGTTGCGGTCGGCGCAGGACGTGGTGGTTACTTTAGACAAGCAGCCAACATTGACGGCCAGAGTCAGCCGCCACAGGTGATCGAGGATTTCTCATTGATTGAGGCGCGATACTAATGGCACGTTTTGTTCAGCTACAAACGAACTTTACGACCGGCGAGCTTGACCCGCTGCTGCGTGCGCGTGTTGATCTAGACCAGTACAACAATGCGCTAGAGAAAGCGACCAATGTGGTGGTTCAGCCACAGGGCGGCATTAAACGCAGACCCGGCACAAGATATTTGTTTGAGTTGCCCGCAAGCGCAGCTGATGGTGTGCGTCTAGTTCCGTTTGAGTTTTCCGTAGATGACAGCTACATGCTGGTGTTTGTCAATTTGCGCATGTACGTGTTTAAGAATGGCACGCTAATTACAGATATTAACGGCACTGGCAACGACTACCTGACGACCACGATCACGTCTGCCATGCTTAACGAGATCAATTGGACGCAATCGGCTGACACCATGATCGTGTGCCATCCCGACTTACAAACCATTCGGTTGTTGCGCGGGGCGACAGATGCGTCATGGACTTACACAACGATTACATTCGATAGCATTCCAAGGTACGCGTTTACCCTTACGATTACAAACCCGTCCGCTGACATTACGCCGTCTGGTGTCGCTGGCAATGTGACCATCACTGCGTCGGCTAGTGTGTTTTCTGCGTCTGATGTGGGGCAGTACATTAACGCTCAGCCACAGGGGCGAGCAAGGATCGTGAAGTTTACTTCGGGTACAGAAGTAGACGCGATCATGGAGTTCCCGTTTTTTAATACCACAGCCATTGCTGATGGCAACTGGGACTTGGAGTCTGGGTATGAGGACGTATGGTCTTCGACCCGAGGCTGGCCACGGTCAGTGACTTTCCATGAGGGTCGGCTGTTCTTTGGTGGCAGTAAGTCAAGACCGTCTACCGTATGGGGCAGCAAGATCGGCCTGTACTTTAGTTTTAAGGTAGACGAGGCGCTTGATGACGACTCGGTTGAAGCGATTCTGGATACCAATCAGCTCAATGTGATTGTTGATTTGATTAGCGGCCGTGACTTGCAGGTGTTTACCACTGGGGGCGAGTTCTATGTTCCTCAGGCTGGTACCGACCCTATCACGCCAGCCACTTTTGTGTTTAAGGCGATCAGCAGAAACGGCATGAAACCTGGCACCGTGGTTGAACCGCTTGAGTCTGGCACGCTGTTTATTCAGCGACAAGGCAAAGCGCTTAACGAGTTTCTGTTTTCTGACTCGCAGCTGACGTATGTGACTCAGCGTATCTCACTGCTCTGCGGGCACTTACTTAAGGGACCATCACGGATTTCTTTGCGTCGGGCGACCAGTACCGATGAAGGCGATCTGATGTTTATCGTCAATGCTGACGATGGCGGCATGGCGGTGTTTTCGCTATTGCGCAGCCAGCAGGTTGTTGCGCCTAGCGAGTATCTGACAGAAGGCAAGTACATTGATGTCGGCGTGGATGTCACTCAGATATATGTGGTGGTCAAGCGCACATTTGACGGCACTGACGGCTACTACCTTGAGCGGTTTGAGGAAGGCCTGTTTACCGACTGCGCTTTTACCGGCGGGGCAGAATCTGACGCTACGGGTCTGCCGCACGAAGGCGAAACGCTAGACGTTATATGCGATGGTGCGGTGCAAAACCAAGAGGTTGTGGCGTCAGGTGAGGTTACGTTTCAGCGGGCAAGTACTGAATACTATGAGGTTGGGTTGCCAATTATTGTGTTGGCAAAGACAATGCCTATTGAACTGCGCTTGCAGACTGGCACGAGAATTTCATTTAAGAAACGTTTGGTGCAGATCAATGCTGTTGTAAGAGAAACGCAGCACCTGAACATGAACAACAATCCCGTCCCATTTAGGAACTTTGACAACCCATTGCTTGATGACCCCGTCCCTGAGTTTTCTGGGGTTAAGCGGTTGGATGGTATACGCGGATACAATAGGGAAATCGCAGTAGAGGTAACACAAACATTACCATTAAAGATGACTTTGCTAGGGTTAGAATATAAACTAGCTGTTCATCAAGGAACGTAAAGATGGCAATATCAGCGGCGGCAGTAGGGGCAGGATTGAGTTCAGCGGCTGGCTTATTTGGCAGCATTGCTCAGTCTTATTCTCAGCAAGCGCAAGGCTACATTCAGCAAGCCGGTTACGCGGCTCAGGCAAACGCTAACTTACAGTTGGCGGGTTTGCGTGCGGATAAGCAGATTGAGTATGCGGAGCTTAGCTTTGCTAGACGCAAGTACCAAAACCAGATTGAGCAGTTGAATTACAAGGTGCAGGCTAACAGCTTGCTTGATAACCTGCGTCGCAGCAATGCCTCAGTCAGGGCAAGGGCAGCGGCCAGTGGGCTTGACCTTGGGGGCGGTTCTGCTTATGCGATTCAGCGCGAGAATGTCCGTCAGACTTACCAAGACGTCGGTATGGTGGAGCTAAGCGCATTGGCGGCCAGAGTGTTTGGCATGGATGACGCGACCAACATATTACGAGCTGGGTATGACAACGCTTTCTATGCCCGCGAAGAAGCCTTGGTTGGTGCTAGAACCGCATTGCAAGCTGGTGGCTATGCGACGCAAACGGCTGGCTTGTTGGCTAACGCAACCCTTATTCAAGGTGGATTGGAATTTGCTCGCACTGTTCCGACAAGTTTTACGACGCAAGGCGGCATGACTGACGCCCAAGCAGATGCGCTTATGAACCGGAACATAGTGCCAAAAAGTTTACAGGGATAGACATGGCAACTAGATTACCGCAGATTATTGGTGGAAGAACGCAAGCGGATCGCCCTGCAAACGCGGTGCTGCCAGATATCCGCTTTGGGCAACGCGATGTCAGCTCAGCCACACGCGAGCAGGCGCGATACCAAGGCGCGGTTAGTGATGTGATTGGCCGCATGACCCAGTCAGTGTTTGGGTTTGCCGAAGGCGCTAGCTCTAGGGCTGGTGCGCAGTTTGCCGCAGAAAACCCGCTAACGGTTGAGCAAATGGAAGCGATGTCTAGGGGCGACATGAGCGATGTCGATCTTGGCTCACCGTTGAATGTGTTTAATGCTGCTGTACGCAAGGCGCGAGCCATTGAGGTTTCTGGCCACGCTGAAGCGGAATCCACCCAAGAAATGCTGCAACTGTTGGAAAAAGCCAACATGGGTGAAATGGACGCTGATCAGGTATATGCCCGTATTAATGCTATTACTAACGGCTATGCTGAATCACTAGCTGGTATCGACCCTGACGCTGCGTTTAAGTACCGTGCGGCGGCGTCTGCTACTGGCAACAGGGTGCTTGAAAAGGTTGCTGAGCTTGATGCACAGCGCCGCACCATTGCCAATACGGTAAAGGTGCAGCGCATGTTTAGCGATTTACTGCAAGAGATTTCATTGGCTGCCACGACTAAGATGCCAATTAATCCAGAGACCGGCGAGGAAATGCCTGCTAGCCTGTATATTGACGCACTGAAGCAGAAGTTTTTAAGTAACGCTCAAGCCATGATTGGTGTCACTGGGGCATCGCAGTACATAAATACTATTGACGAAGACATTAACACGTCAAAAGTTAATGCCATTTCGCAATATTTGACCACTGACCCCAAGTTTGCCAATGACCCGAACGCTGTTTTGCGTTTGTCTCGGGGGGACGCTGGTAGTGCAAGTAACGCATTCCAGACGCTACTGCCTGAAGACCAGGCTAGAGTAGTGGCTGCCTACATGACGGCTGACGGACAGAATTACACGCTGCAAAAGCGCCGTGCGGAAAGCGGTGCGAGAAGTAGTAAACGCGAGTTTACTGATCTGTACGTGCAATACGCGATGACTGACGACCCTGAGCAATCCAACGCACTGCTTGGCGAAATGCTAAACCACCCGTCGCTGACGCTACAGATGGCCAAGGACTTGACGTCTTTTGATTCATCCGTAGATGGCGAAATTATTGTTGAAGGTCAGATTCGCAACGGGCAGATCACCACAGAGGGCGAGCTTTATTTAGCCGCTGATGAATATGGCGTTAAAGATAAAGGTCTAGGCAAGCTGTTTAACAAGTTCCGTAGTTTGTACGCATCGGTTGACGGCACCTACATTAAGCGCAAGATTAAGCAAGCCGCCAATGTTCCCGAGGGGCTGGTATCTATTGACCCGAAGTCGGACTACGCTCGCAAGATGGCTCAGTACGAAAACGAGTTTATGGCCGCGCAAAATGAGGCAATCAGAAAGGGCGAATCATTTGATCCGAAGGCTACAGTAGATGATATTGCTGAGAACGCTATACGAGCTAGGCAATCGGCTGAAGTGCAGGCAGCAAAGAACCAGCTGAGCACATACGAGGAACGCATAGGCGGGCGGGCTATCACTTTGGAAAACTTTGAGGCGCTACGGTATCAGGTTATGCAAGGCACAGAGACGCGCATTACTCAAAGGCAGCTGCCGATTATTGAAGACCTGATAAGACAGATCGAGGGCTTGTAATGGAAGATTTTGAAAAGGCCTACATGGACGAATACTCGGCGTCATTTTTCCCGCCTGAGACGCCTGAGCAGGATTTGCCTGAGGTGTTCCCTATGCGCGCTGGTGCACTTGAGGGTGAAATGAAGGCTATTGAGCAAAGCGATTTTCAGCGGTTGGCCGAGAAAGCTGGCATGACCCTTGAGGAGTTTGGCAACGCGGTAGAGAGTATTGGTTCTGTGCGCTTAGGTCAGTTTGAGATCAGTTTGCGTGACCTGTTACCGTTTGTCGGCGACAGGGTAACTGAGACAGATCCGGTGACAGGCGAGGAAACAGAGCGCACCACTGGCACACCGGCTGCATTGCAGCAGATTGGGCAAGGCGTCAGTGCCACAACAGGGACTGGTCAAGCTCGTCAATTACGACCTGACTTCAAAGAGGCTATGTTTGATTTGTTTGAATTAGCTGGAATTTTGAAAGCTGGCGCTGTTGCTGGCAAAGCTGGTGCCAAGGCAATAGACGAGGCAATGGAGCCGATGGCTCAAGAGATTGGTAGAGATGTTGGCACCATGACTCAAGAGGTCGGCGAGGCCATGCAACGCAGAACACAAGGGGCTAACTAATGGCACTTAAATCCACAGAGCAGCGCTTAGACAAAATGATCAGCGTTCGTAGTGAAGGCCCTGGCATTAGCGTTGAGTACATAGAGCCAGAAGTCCCCGTCAAGACGCCAGTACCGCCTAGAACCGCTGAGGAAGTAACAGCAAAGCCTGACCCTCAGTTGGGTGAGCAAGTTATTGAGGAGCCGCTTGACGACGACATATCAAAGCCTGCGTTTGACGCTGAGCCAACGCTGGTTGCTGGCACGGGTTCGGCTTTGCGCGGGATTGTGCGTGACGCTGAGCGCGGGTTTAAGCGTGCGTTAGACGAAAAGCCTGAGGCAACGCCTACCCCAGTAGGGAGGCCAGAGCAGGGCGAACGCATAGAGCCTACGCTTGGTGTGCCGGAGGCCGTTAAAAAGAAAGACGAGGCGCTAATCCCTGAGGCTAGTGAGGACACGGTGCGAGCCGTAGAGCAAGCCACGACCGCTAGACGCGAAGCCAGAGAGATGGGGGCGCCTGCTGCAAAGCCGCCAGAGGAGGCGTTTAACACGACCCGTATGGAAGGCAGTGTTGCTGACATGGTGCGCGGCACAGCTGATGCGCTAGGCATCAAGACTGAGAGGGTCTCATTTGACGAGATTAAGTCTAAGGCTGCCGAGCTGGGCATTGATGACAAATTTGTTAATACGCTGATCACCGACAGTGGTTCTTTGGCAGGCAACGCCACGTCCGTGTACCGTGCGATGCAGGTGCTAGAAGACTCGGGCAAAGTGCTTGACGAGATGTTTACAAAGGTAAATTCCGGTCAAGCCACAGAAGCTGATTACCTAAAGCTGCGCCAGCAAGTGACCTTCCATGGCTTGATCCAGAAGTCAGTTAAGGGGGTCCAAGCTGAGACGGCTCGCGCCTTGGCTATTATGCGGGTGCCGCGTGAAAGTAATGCCGCAGTGATTCGTCAGATTTTAGATGACGGTGGTGGTATTAACAGCTTGCAAGACTTGTCTCGCGCTTACATGCGTAGCGGTCTAACCACGGCCGCCAAGAACCGGATGATCGAGAAGTCGATTACCAGCTCAGTAACGGATTTGTGGTTTGCCACTTGGATCAACGGCTTGCTTTCTAGCCCCGTGACCCATGCCAAAAACATTATTGGTAATTCTGCGTTTGGTGTATACCGTATGCCAGAGACAATGATTGCCTCGATGTTTAGCCGTATGCCAGACCGGTTGCGTCTTGGACGTGAGTCAATTAACCCGTTTAGCCCTAACTTTTATAAAACGATCCCGTATTCTGCTGAGGAGATGATCCAGTACGGCGATGTGATTTCTAGTATTGAGTCCACGTCCTACACATTTAAGAACGCATTTAAGCGGGCGTCCAAGGCATTTAAGGAAAACGCGCCTCAAGACGGCATGACCAAGGTCGAGCTAGAGGGCCGGTACGAGCGTGAGATTGGCGCTTCCATGTTTGGCATGAAAGAAGACACTTATCTTGCCAAGGCTGTAAACCTTTACGGAAAGGTAATTACTGCGCCTGGTCGGATGCTAATGACCGAGGACGAGTGGTTTAAGTCAGTGTTTTTTGATAACTCATTCCGTATGCAAGTTAACTCGCGTGTGCGCAATGTGTACCGTCAGAGCATGGAGATGGGTGACACAGAGGCAGGCGCTTTGGCAAAGGCTGAGTTAACCGCTCGGGATTTGTATGCCAGCCCACCAGAAGACATGGTGGAAACGGCATTGAATGCAGGACGCCGTGGCACGTTCACCATGGAGCTACCCTCAGGATGGAAGAAGCTAGAGCAGAACATCCAAACGCCATTGCTCAAAATGTTTATTCCGTTTTTTAGAACGCCTACAAACATCATGTTTGAAGTGGTGGAGCGCACGCCGTTTGCCCCGCTTAGTAGCCGATTTAGGCAAGATATGGCTACAGGTGGGCCAGCCCGTGACTTGGCTTTGGCCAAGGTAACAATGGGCAGTATGTTCCTTTATGGGGCAACTGAGTTGGCAGCCAACGGTTACATCATTGGCAGCGGCCCAGGCCGTCGCGCAGACAAAGAGGCGTTCCGTCGGGCAGGCGGCCAGCCTTACAGCATC